TATTGCACCAATAGGCAGATCCAATCTTGGAGGTAGATCACAATCTCCAGTCTCAATTACAGTAAATGGCGCAATCGATCCAGTCTCAACGGCTCGACAAATTGCAGACTTGCTAGGCGTTGAAGCAACACGCTCAGGCTCATTTACCAATCTGGGAGTGAGTTACGCGTACTGATGCCATGGACACCAAGCGCCACAGTCACTATTGACGGGACTAACTTCACTTCAAGTACACTGTTTGCGGTTCAAGTTAGTTATGGTCGCACTTCTATCTGGCAACAGCCTCGCGCTGGTTATGCCAATATTCAGCTGCTCAATGCCAACAATACCGACTACGGGATTGAACCAAACCAGGCAGTAACAATTACCATGCAGGATTCGACTAATACCACTCGCACAATCTTTACTGGCAAGGTTTCAGCGATTACAAATAAGGTTCAAAACTCTGGTGATTCTGCAACAGTTGCTATTCAAACAATTACCGCTACGTCAGTGTTTTCACGAATGGCTAGAGTTACAGTTGGCACAACTTCTTATCCTTTAGAGACAGATTCTGATCGCATTACTCGCATCTATAATGAAGCGGGAGTAACCATCGAGTCTGTTGATATTCCAACTTATGAGTTTGATGCTCGCGCTGCATCTCCTGCCGATGCCTACACATTAGCTGCCACTTACGCCACTCAAGCCTTTGGTTATATCTATGAAACAACTGACGGCAGGGTTGGCTTTGCCAATGAAGGTCACAGAACCGCAGAAGTCCTAGCCAATGGTTATACCTCAATTCCAACGGATTTAGTTAAGTGGCAAGGTATCTCATCTCAAAAGACAGATACTGATGTCACCAATTATGTAACCGTTGAGTATAAAACTGGTTCTCAGACTGAATCTGAACCTAACTCAATTCTTGAATATGGGTTCAGAGACGCTAATTTCAAAACAGAATTACATAAGAAATCTGATGCGACTGACCAGGCTCGCAGATGGATCGCTTTACGCTCCCTGCCTCGGACAAGCCTTTCAGCCTTTGTCTTAAACCTTGATGATCCTCGCATTACTAATGCGCTTTTAGATAAGTTGATTCAGATTAACTTGAGTTTGCCAATCGAGATCCTTGGATTGCCAATACCAATCAAGAACACAGTTTATGAAGGCTTTGTGGAAGGCTGGACATTTAATATAACTCGGCTTCAGGCATCACTTACAATCCAGTCAAGCGATGCAGCCTACAGCCTATCCCCTACTAGATGGTCAGAAGTAAATGCTGCCCTTCAATGGAATGGGGTCGGGGCTGCGGTACAATGGTACAACTACGATAACTAGGAGAATTAGTGGCAACATCACCCAATTATGGCTGGACTGAACCAGACGATACATCTTATGTAAAGTATGGCGCTTTAGCCATGAGAACACTCGGCAACGCAATAGACACAACAGTCAATGATATTGAATTAGAAATCTTGATGGGAGCATACTAAGCATGGCAACAACACCAGCAGTTTTCTTTAGAGGCGCAGCGACTACGACAGTCACTACAGTCTTGTACACAGTCCCTGCTTCAACGACCGCAATCGTTACAAACATCGCGGTTACTAACACAGCAGCAACAGCAGCTACATTTACATTCTCTTTAGGACCATCAGGAGCGCCAATTTCGTTGTTTACAACAACTGCAATCCCGGCAAACTCAACAATCTTTATTGATCTAAAGCAACCGCTACTGACTACTCAGGTGTTTAGAGGCGGAGCCTCAGCAGCTACAGTTAGTTTTCATGTGACTGGGGTGACAATAGCCTAATGGGAATCGCAATCGTACCTACACCAGTTGCTAAAACTCGTTTTCTACTTACACTCACTTCAGGCACTACATGGACAGTACCTGCTGGAGTCACTTACGTTAATGTCACACTTCGCGGGGCGGGTGGCGGTGGCGGAGGCGCGCCAAACTCAAATGCGATGTTAGGTGGCAATGGCGGTGGCGGTCAGATTGTTTCATCGACTTTAGCAACTACTCCAGGTGCATCTATTTCTTATGCAATCGGAGCAGGCGGTACAGGTGGATCAGGAGGTGGTGGAGCTGCTGGGGCAGGTGGCAATACAACATTTACTGGAGCAACTACTGCAACAGGTGGCGCAGGTTCAACTGGGAACATTGGCGGTCCTGGAGCAGCAGGCACTCCATCATTATCAGCAGTCAATGGCGGACAAAATGGTGTTAATGGTGGCGCAAACGCAGGCGGTACAGGTGGAAACGGTTCAATCGATGTGGAGTATTGGCTATGAGATTATTCGCGGTCATTGAAAACAACAAAGTTGTTAATATCGTTGTTGGTGTTGAGGATGAAGTCCTAGAAGCCAATCCAGATATGTACATCGAATACACAGATGGATGGAAGTATCCAGAAGGTATTGATGGCGCTGGTTTCTTTCCTGTTCAGGCAGAAACGAATGTCAAAGCCAAGACTAAGTAAGTCGGTTATCCAACTCAGAGAGCAGGCAGACGATTCTTATCCAGATCGACAGCGTGATTCTGACGGGACAATCGGAGACTTACGGCATCAAGCCACAAAGAGCGATCACAACCCTGACCCTGGTACAGGGTATGTCAGGGCTCTCGATCTCGATGCTGATTTCAACCGACAAGCCAATACAGCTGCTTACGTTGCCGACCAGATTCGAATTGCAGCCAGAACAGATAAGCGCATTGCATATGTCATATTTAACGGCAAGATTGCGAGCGCTCGAAGCCTCTGGCGCTGGGTCAAATATCGTGGAATCAACCCGCACACAAAGCACATTCACATTAGTTTTACAAAGGCTGGCGATGAAGATCAAAAGTTTTTTAACATCCCATTACTAGGAGGCAGTAAATGAAGGAATTAATCAAGCGCTTTAAGTCACCAAAGTTTAAGGCTGCTTTTAAGGATTACCTGGTAGGAGTTGGCGCATCTGCAATCGCAGCTGCTTTGGCTTTGGCAATGGATTTTGCACCAGAGTACGCAATCTTAATTGCTGGCATTACCGCACCAGTTGCAGCATGGGCTGACAAGAATCGCAAAGAATATGGCAGAACGGAGTGACCGCAAATGATTGGGCAGGGCTCGTCCTTGCCATTGCCTCGACGCTTGGTATTGTTGTTGGCGGTTTGCGTTATCTGGTTCGCGGCTGGTTGTGGACTCTTACACCGAATGGTGGATCATCTCTTGCAGACCGATTGGCAAGAATAGAGACACGCCAAGAGCAAATGATGGAACTTCTCAAAAAGTAAGGGACACTTATACACATGGCAAGAAAAGCGACTAAAGAACTTGTTGAGCAAGATTACTCAGCATTAGATGCGTATTGTATTGGCATGTATGAGTTTGCTCAAAGTCTTAAGCGAGCAGGTTTTGATGAAGAAACGGTGCTTGGCATTATTGTAGAGCGTTCTGCTTACCCTGCTTGGATCTTGCCAGATCCTATAGAGCCAGAACGTTTTGGTGATTACGAGGACGATGAGGATGACGATTAAACGCATTGTCATAGTCTCGGATTTACAAGTCCCTTACCATGACAGGGTTGTCACTCGTAACCTTGCTAGTTTTATTCAGAAGTTTAAGCCCGATCAAGTAGTAACTATTGGCGATGAGATTGACCTTCCCCAGATAAGTAAATGGGAAGAGGGGCGCATGGGCAGTTATGCTCAAACGCTCGATGATGATCGTAACGAGGCTGTCCAGCTGCTCTGGGAATTGGGCGTTACTGACTGCATAAGGTCAAATCACACAGACCGCCTATACAACATCATCATGGCTAAAGTGCCTGCTTTTGGGGCTTTGCCTGAATTGCGCTTTGAGAAGTTTATGAAGTTTGATGAATTGGGTATTACCTTTCACAAAAACCCTATGCCTGTTGCGCCTGGCTGGATTGCAGTCCATGGCGATCACACACCAATAAAGCCACTAGGGGGCTTATCAGCCCTTGAAGCAGCCCGTAGGCACGGCAAGAATGTGATCTCAGGACATACTCACAGAGCAGGGCGTTCAGCCTTCTCAGAGGCTTCTGGAGGGCGCATAGGTCGTGTTCTGCATGGTGTTGAAGTGGGCAATTTGATGGACTTCAAGCAGGCTGCTTATACAAAAGGCGTGGCGAATTGGCAGCAAGCCTTTGCCATCATGTATGTGAACAAGAACAAAGTCCAGGTGGATATTATTAACATCGAAAAGGATGGCACTTTCATAGTTGCTGGAAAGTCCTACGGCAGGGCGAGATAAATCGTTACCGTTTCGTTATCTAAGAAACGTGAAATTGTCTGCTAAATGTGAGACCGTAATCCTGTAGCCAACAATGGTTACAAGGACGGGAGCAAACAAATGGATCTACAAGTACCAATAATCGTTTTATTACTAGCTGCTAATGCTTTGTGGTATGTGGTCGGCTGGGCGCAGGGCTTTAACGAGGGCAAGCGCGAAGGTTTAGTAGTAGGCAAGAACAGTCAGCGTGTGAGTGTTAATGCGCGCTGATGACATCCTTGACGAAGCAAAAGACCTCATCCAAGACCGCGGTAAAGATTACGGCTTGGCAGCTCTCAATCACCTTCGAATCGCCAAACTCTGGTCAGCCTATCTTGAACGAAACATCGAGCCTCACGAAGTCGCAATCTGTATGGCACTTGTCAAAATCTCACGCTTACAAGAAACAAGCCTCCACGCAGACAGTTACAAGGACGGCGCAGCATACATTGCGCTCGCTGGACAGATTGCATCAACTGATTGGAATGACCTTGACAGTTATTAAATCAGCACCCGGAGTTTGGTGCGATTACTGCAAGGTCCGATATGGCGTCAATTCGCTACTAGGACAGAAAGCAGCTAGTTACACAGTTTTAAGCAATCACCCAAAAAGCAAGGGGACACGCAGGAATTACTGCAACCAATGCGCTGTTGACGTGCAGACTTGGGCAGATGGCACAGTATGGTCATTACCAGAGCAAACCGATTATCTAATGGGACAGGACGAATTACCAGATGGCATTTAATTTAGCAGATTATGAAACGGTCGAAACTAGACTGGAAAAGTTTATAAAAGATTTTCCCGATTTTAGACTAAGCACAGAATTGGAGAGTTTTCAAAATGATAGATTCATTGTTAAAGCATATTTATATCGAACTTTCGCAGATAGCGTGGCGTTCAGCACCGGATACGCTGAGGAGAAGGTTTCTGATCGCGGTGTTAATTCGACTTCAGCTCTGGAAAACTGTGAGACTTCAGCGATCGGTCGGGCGCTTGCAAACGGCGGTTATGCAGCTAAAGGAAAAAGACCTAGCCGAGAAGAAATGAGTAAGGTTGAACGCCTATCGGCTGCTGACATTGCAAAAGCAAATCAAGTGCCAAGTTTTAAAACAAAAGAGGAGGCACTAGAAGCCGATCCTTGGAGCAATCAACCAATCTATGCTGATTTAAATCAACCTATGGCAGTTTCAGCTGCTGACGCCATTGCAACTATTCAGGATGTATTAGGACTTGCCAATTCTGAGATTTGTGAGCATGGCAATATGACATGGAGAGAAGGCGAAAAGAATGGACGCGCTTGGGGTGGATTCTTTTGTCCATCTGGGAACAAGGCACCAATGCAAGCCTGTCCAACAGTTTGGTACAAACTTGGGTCATCAGGAAAATGGGAAAAGCAAAAGTTGAGGAGTGTGTGATGGGATTTGTAGAAGTAAATGTCAATGGTCAATGGATGAACTTGATGTCAATGTCTGTTCATTGCCAATTATGCAACGATGAAGT